TACTTGAACTACTACTTGAGCTACTGCTTGAGCTACTGCTAGTACTAGTACTACTTGTGCTTGTACTTGTGCTTGTTCTATAAGATGAACTGGCACGGGTTGATGTTGTTGTTGCTGTGGATGAACTAATAATACCTGTATTTGCTGTTGTACTTTCTGTTACTACATTACCTGCGGCTTTTAGTCTGCTTGCTGTAATTGCATCTATAATATCTATATCTGTAACTTGAGCTCCACTTATAAATATTTCATCGCTCTCGGATTTTATTTCATACAAACTACCAAATGTTTGCGTATCATCCTGAGGTACAATAACAAATGTTGAAAGATCAGGCGCAAGCTGATTCATCACATATGCACTTAATTCGCTAAAATAAAATCTTTCACCAAAGTCCCAATTCTCTAAACTAAAGAATTCATTTATTGCACTTATCACTCTAGATTTTACGTCATTGTCATTTAATACTTTATCAGGATTTTTTACTATCTTAAATTGTGCTTGCAAATCACCACTCGCCTTATCACCAAATAAAACTTTATATTTTACAGGATGATATATTATTTCGTCACTTATAGATTTTACTTCATTTAATTTAACACCAAAATTTTGAAAAAGAGCATCACTACTAGGAGGTAAAGGTTGAGCACTTATAGCACCATCTAACCATTGTCTAAATTGTGTGTCAAAACTTCTTGTTAGTATGTATGTATCTACAATATTACTGGCACTAGGATCGATACGTGTGCTTGCATCTGCCGCATGTACATAATGAAATTTTAAGTTATCTCTACCAATCTGTGCTTTGTAATCATCTGTAAGATTTAATGTGCTTGTTGTTTTATCTAATATTTTAAATACATTTTCATCAACAAGATAAAATACTTGTCCATCATCATAGGCACTGTATGCACCTACTGCCGTTTGATTTTGTTTTACTTGTATTTTCAAAATTGTATTACTTACATAATTATAATCTTCTACTCCGTCCGCAGATTTTAGTTTGCGTAAAAATATATATTTGTTTAGGGGATTTGTAGTTTCATCTACAATTTCTTCAAAAATTTGTGGATCATCAACCACGCCGTCGTCATCTGAGTCAAAGAAACTTACTTGTATTTTTTTTGAATTGACATATCCTTCTGCATCTCTAAATTCTTCTTTTATTTCCCAATCAAAATCAACAGTAAAGTTTTCTGTGCTATCAGGTTTTTTGTTGACACTTAATACACTAATTTTATCTTTGATTGTTTTTCCAGTAAGATTATTATAAATTTTATCGCTACTATCATAATAAAATTTAACTTCTTGATCACTTTCAAACACATATCTGCTACCGCGATAGGTAATTGTATACTTTTCTCCGTCAGTTTGAAACAATAGTAACCAACTTGCATCTAACTTTTGTCCCGATACATCACCAGTTTTACCAATACTAAATGGGGTATTTAATCTTAAGTTTTCTTCTGATATAACTTTCCATTCACCGCTAGTTCTATCAAAACGTAATCCAAAAGCATTGTATGCAGTAACTTGGTCTATAATTTGTGTTTGCACTTCATCTGTTATTTCGGAAGCAATAAAAGGTCTAATTTCTACTAGTTGGGCTCCTGTTGGAATAATATCATTTAGTTGAACAGCACCTACTCCATCTTCTGTTACTGTTGTACCGTCACCGGTTACAGATACTACCTTGCTCCATTTATACAAAACTGCTTGCGGATGATCAGCTGCACCTGGCATCAGACTATGACTATTGTCTGCCATAAAATGTTGACCTGCAGGTGCTACAAATTTAACTAAAGAGCCAGGTTTTACAAACTGTAGTGTAGAACTAGTAAATGAACCTAGTTGTATCTTTACACCAGCAGTGCTTTCAAAAATACCAGTATTAGTGTTTGTTTCATTTGTTTTACCTTGCCATAAAATATTTAGGTCAGTTACATCAATTTTTGGAAAACTATTAGAATAAAAGTTTTTTATAAGTGTGCTTCTTAAAATAGGCTGTATGGTATTATTGATAGCACCACTTATATCAGTGGTAGTTGTGAAACTAAACATCGCTTTTGAATCTAAAAAGTCTTTATAGATTACACCGTCTGTAGCAAACATATTAGTTTTACTATATTTTCCTGTAGCATCTAAAAGATCAAAATATCTTGATATGCCACTAGCTGTTCTGTTAACACTTTTAGTTTTAACAATTTCTTGCGAAACTGTCAATGGAACAATTTGATAATCTTCTGCTGTAATCATCCTGTTTTGTGTGTAGTATGTAGCAGGTGCATTATTTTTTATGCTTTCACTAGTTTCACTTACAGTTGCGTTGTCTACTGTATACTCTAATGAATATATAAAAGTTAAAGTTTCAACTCCTCCAGTTTTAGATATATAAGGAACTTTTATACTAATACCTTTCATTTCATCTGGTGTAATAATCATACGTTGATTTTTACTTGTTCTGTAATATGTTCTAAATGTACCTTTTGGTAAATTACCAAAAACACCGTCTGAAAATACAATAGATATTCTATCTTCTACCCTTGTTAACACACTGTAAAAATTTCTAACACTTTTACTCAAACTATTGTAAATTACATTATTTCCTTCAGTTGAAGCAACTTTTGACCAAAGTTCAACTTCTTGACCGTTGGTATCTAACTTGTATAACCACACGTCTGTATCATTTACATTTACAGCATCAATTGCAACCACTTGATTAGTGGTCGGATTAGTAATTGTAAATGGTCCTTGATCTAAAGCACCTTGACGGAAATGACTGAAGAATCCTGTGTTAGTGCTTCCATTACCTCTACCATCATTTCTGTACAATATGGCAAAATTGTTTCCAGGAAATGGTGCTTCTTCTTCAATAACTCCGTCACCTATATCTGTGCTTACGATTTCAAACCTATTGTTTGCACCATTGACAGCTTTGTTAAAACTAAAAACAGGTACATCCTGATTTGTGGAATTAAATCTATATTGTTCTGTTGGCACTCCAGCTATAGTGTCTTTTTTAAAAGGACGACCAAATGTTCCATTTACAGGCAATCCTGCGTTCATTACTAAAATAAACTGTTCATACCAATCTGGATTTGATGGATCATTCCATAGTATTGTTTGATTTTCTAAATTAGTATTGTTTGAATCTAGTATTTCTTCGGTTGTAGAAATACTTTCAATTTTAAGCAGTCCGTTAGCGGCTTGATTTCGCTTTGGATTATATGAAAGTAAACGTGCAAGACGTAGCACACTTTCTCTGCGTTCAGCTAGTTCAAGAAAATTTTCTCTAGCATTTAAATCGGTACGGAATGCAAGGTTCTGTCCTAGATAAGCAATTAAATCTATAAGTGCTATATATTCACTTGATTCTATGTAGTCATTAAAATCCTCAGGATAATTTTCTCTGAGGTAGTTTATCATTGTTCTTCTTAAATTATCAAAATCGTAACTTTGAAAATCTGCGTTTCTGTAGCTTTGATATACACGCTTCCAATCTTCTGCTACAAGTAATCTATTTTGCCTATCTGTAGATGACATGTTTGCTTCCTTGTTCTATATTGTATTTATTATGATTGGAAAAGTGCGTACTTTATTTTAGCCCAAAAAGCCTGCATTTTGATCAAACTGTAATTTTAAGTTTTCGGATATATTGTATGGCAAATATGATAGATCTATTTCTATTTGCAATCCACTTTCATATTGATCTATGGCAACATTTGTTACTTGCACTCTTGGATCATAATTAACAATCTTTGTTACATTCTCAACTATTGATTCTTTTAATTGTTCTGTTAAAGGATCAAATAGTACGTCCCAAATTATTGTTCCAAACTCAGGGTCAGAAAGTTTTTCTCCTTGTCGTATATGGAAATGATTTAAAATATCTTGTTTTATTAGTGCAAGGTCATAAAGCACAGTCTCATTATTTTCAGGATTTACTGTAGAGATACCCCTATAAGCACGGCTGCCTACACCATACTGTGTGCTTGTACCTGTGCCTTTTACCTCTATCTGTTTGTAAAGTTGTTTTTCTTTTGTGCTCATAACATTATTTACCTTGCTCCTTTAACCTCTTGTTTGTTGGTATTCACAGGAGGTAAAGGTTCTGCCTTTACGTTTGTTCCATCAGGTTCTAATGTTAGGCTTGTCAATCTTGTATACTGCCCGTTTATTAATTTGTAGAAGTAACCAGTGCCTGTTTTTTGGCGTAGTTGTGTTTGTGTTAAACCAGTTTTTGGATCAATCGCATCAGAATATCCAACAGCAGATTTAAATTGATTAGCAAGACTGCTTGCACTACTACTAGACCAATTAATATTTTTTGATTCCATATAAGCAACAGCAATGTTAGTTGCAATCACAGGATCATTAGCAAGATCTGGATTTTGAACAATTTCAGGATGACCTGATTTTTTACCGTATGTAGTATAGTTGTCTTTGAACGTGATTTGTATCATTCCTCTACCTCTATACTTGTATCCTTCATCTCGGGCATTTCCATATCTGCCTCCATATACTGTGTTACCAATCGTTGCTGGCTTTCGTGCAATAGCATTTGCTATCCTAACCTTATCATTCGTAGTGACTTTGTTCTTAGGTTTATTAAATTCTTTTGCTGCCGCAAGTTTAAGTCTATAATCAAAAACTCTTAATAATGCACTCGCACTATAATTTAAAATTTCACTTTTTGGTTCAAACGTACATTCATGATGTATTTGTGCCATTGCCATTCCAACTGCTTCTGCGTTGCCACCTTGTTTTGCACTTTTTGTTTCATCAAGTCCTAGTTTAGTACAAAGTTGATTTATAAAGTATCTTTCCATATCTGACGGAGGAGCTGGTTTATTTGGTTGATCGCCTATTTCACCTTCTTGACCTGGAACGATTCCGTTGCCTTCAACTTCAACTGTTTTTCCATCTTTTATTTCTGTTTTTGCATTTGCCTGTTCTCGCCATTGTGTTGTGGTTGGACGTTGATCATTTTCGGTTTCAATTGGAGGACTAGCATTTCTGTTAACATAACTAGGTGCATCATTAGCTTTAGTGTTAGTTGCTGTAAAAATTGTTGGATCTAAATGTTCATGACCTAACCAAGGTTCATGTTCTGGTAGTCTTACCGGAAAGGCGGCGTCTAGAGCTTTTTTAGCTTTTGGTGCTACATCCGCTTCATTAGCAACAGCAGCCGGACTACTAGGATTCAAATCAATAGTGGCACCTGTAATCTTTGATGCTCCTGTGGTGTTTATATCTAGTGTGCCTTCTTGTGTAAATCTTGTATTAGTCTTTGATTTAATATCTAGTTCACTACCCACTAATACTTTTGTTGTAGTGCCTGAATTTATATCTAAGGCTTCTTCAACAGTTAACTTGCCATTGGCAGTGACGTTAATGTTTAGATCTTTACCTGTGCTAAAATTTGCTGTGTCACCTACTAACATGTTAAGTTCTGCACCAACTTCAAAATTCATATCTATGCCTGTTTTAATATCGGTGCGTTGCCCTGTCCTTATTTTGGTATTTTCACCTGTATTCAAATTAAAGTTTTTTCCTGCATACATATTGATATCTCTGTCAGCCGCAATGTTTAAATCTAATTCAGTATGGATGCTAATACTATCTCTACTGTAGATATCTATCTTACCCAAACTAGTAAGTTCTATCCAAGCAGTTCCTTTAGCATTACCTATGTAAATTAAATCTTCAGAGTTGTGCATCAACAGTTGATGTCCTGTACGTGTGCGAAGTCTAATCAGTTCGTTATGTGGTACATCTGCAAAACCTTTTTTGTCTTTATCTTCTTCTACACTTACATATTCTGCTTTGGTTTCACTAGCATAACCTGTACGCAAAATTGCAGGGTCGCCATCATCCATAACAAATGTAGATCCACCTAGTCTATTGTAAAATCTTTGTGTTCCGCCTGAACCTGGACTACCGTATTGTGTTTTTGGTGCGCCATCTCGTCTATCTTCGGCCCCAGGAGTACTCCATCCAAAAACCATACTAGGCACTTCTCGTCTAGCACTAGAAGTACTTGTTCCTCTAATACTGTCTTCAAATAATCCTTGTGTTTTTAAATTTAATTCTTGGTCGTCACTATGCGGCTTTATAAACTTTGTAGGATTTTTTCCTGCTCCAGTTTCTAATTTTTTATTGTACTCACCTACAGGATAAGGTTTAGAAGTATCTTCATCGTTATAAAAGGAACTTGCCATGCCTGGCAGCATAAAATTCATATATTCGTCTTGCACACACCCTATCCAAAATCCTCTGCTGCGATTACCTTCAGCAAAAATAACAAGCACTTGAGTGCCTATATCTGGCGGTATTGCCCACATGCCATAACTTTTTTGTGTGTATTTGTACCCTTCATTTTTAGTTAAACCAGAAAAAGGTGTCACACCGTAGAAAGGACTCATATATCTTACAGTAATTATTTCACCTGTACCTTGTGTAGAATTGCCACTTTCTACTACTTTCAATAGCTCAACTTCTAGTGAGCCCATATACTTTGCATCAAGGTGATTAACAACTTTAGCAAGAAAAGGACCAGGATCTTTTATTACCTGTCCAGAAGGGCTTCTAGTTTGTTCTGACATTATAATGTTCCTCTAATTCTATTCACTACTGTTGCTTCTTTTGGTTTAGGATTACTGCCTTTGTTAGTGTCAGCACTTGTTGTAGTCTGGCTTGCTCCTCCGCCAGTACTGTTAGTTTTACTTGTTTTTTGATCATTTTTATTAGTAGGCACTTGTGTTGGATTTCCTGTTGGGTCTGTGCTTTCATTTAAGTTGTTTTCTTTATCACCGTCTTTGACCATTCCGTTTCCATCTTGTGCCGGAACCGCCTTTGTATCTGTATCTTGGTTCTTTCTACGTATACACTTTAAACGCTGTGTAAACTTGCCATCTGAAAAATCATTTTCAACTAGCATTACTCTATATACTCCGCTAAATGCTCCTACTGGTTTAGTTCCGAGACCTGGAAATTCCATCCAATTTTCGCCAGTATCAATGGGCGTTCTAAAATTAAGAGTAATGTCAACTTCACTACGTTGATATTCTATTGTGCCATCTTTTGTCAAATTAATTGATGCAGGATCTGACTCAGCATTATAATTACCCATTCCGCTATCAGCAATATAGTATGGATCGCCCATTATAGTAATATGAATAACAATTAAATCTGTACCATTTGTTATTGCTTCATTATACTGCCTAGCAACTTGATTCTGTGCATGAGTTTCACCGCCGCCTCCACCTGATGAATTTGGCACTCCTGTGGTTTCGATAGTAGGGCTTGTTCCAGAGGTACTGTTAGCATTATTTCCTTCAGCAACAGCAGTTGGTTGCTCGTCATTTCCTGCAACACTATTATTTTGTCCAGCCAGTTTACTATCTGCGTTTAGTTGTCCTTTGTCTGCATGAATTGCAAGATAATATGCATAATTTATTTCAATGTCAAAATCTAAAATGTCTTTATTAGCACCAGTATATATGTAATTGTATTCTTTACAAGTTTGTTGCCTTATTTGATCTATCCCAGGTGTTGCTGTGTTAGGATTGGCCATTGCACTTACATGCACTTTATAAGGCACGACTTGATATACATATACTTTAGGATACTTGCCGTTAAAATTTACTCCTTCAGGTTCATCAACCATATAAATGTTTACTTCTACCCGATACCAATCTACCATACCATTTGCATCAGGATTGTTTACGTTTTCAGCTAGTTTTCTACCATAATCTGATAAGATTATTATTTCTTCTATTATGTCTTGTATTTTTGTACCTGCAGCAAATGTAAAAGTTCTTTGATCTTCACTAATTGATAGACTACCTCTACTGAAAACGCCTGGTTTATCTTTTACTTCTGTGAATTTAGGTCTACCAAAAGGAACATCGCCCCCATCTAAAAAACTTTTTACTATTTTAGAATTTCCAATGTCATTAATGTTGATACTATTTTCAGCGTTAGATCTAATTTGTTCACCAAACTCACTACGCTTTAACACGAATCCTTTTACATTTTGAAGTTCTCTTTCTGCTACTTCAAGCAGTTCGTCATCTTCTATATCACCAAATGCAAGTTTTATAGCCTTATCTTTATTTTCTTCTGTGAATTCTCTAATTTCCTCGCCAGCTTGTGAAAGTTTCGACTTGGTTGTAGCTCCTTGTTGATTATCTAAAGCTCCAAGTAGCACTTCTGTGACACTGGATAATTCTTGTGGGAAAGCAACTACAAACTGATCTCCTCTTGGTGTTTGTTTAGCTTCCTCTTGTCTTACTTCTCTATCATTCAACACGGTTGCTAAACTTCTTGGTCCAGATTGTAGTAATTCACCAACTGTTGTGCCTGTTAAACTAATATCTGTTTTGACTTTTTGTACTTCATCAGAAAAAGCTGTTTCGTGATAAGGCACTGCTCTTACATTGTATGAGCTTCCTCCTTCTTGTACACTAAAATCTACCTTCATTAAATTTAATGGAAAAATACGTCTTGCTTTTGGAGGACGCATATAATTTCCGTCATCATCAAATCCTACAAATTCAACACTTAGTACATACGGAGAGCCAACATAATTTTTATATCCTGCTTGTTTCGCGGCGAGATTTAAAGTTTGTAAAAATATTCCCATACTATAGGGTTCAAGAACTTCAAAAAATATGTTAGTAGCGTTTGTGGATCTACTTCCGTCCATAGGTGAAATTATAGTTTTAATGTTTACATTGTCTATAAAATATTCTACAGCACCAGATTGTTCAAAAGCAGTCCTAACCTTTTTTTGTCCTGCTCCTCCTCCTGATTTCAATATTATTATCTCAGGATCTGCATACCTATAGGTCAAATCTGGATAATTTAATTCATATGGTGTTAAACATCCTAGTGTGAAAATATAATTCATACTAGAAAAAGGTTCTAATTGGTTAGGGAATGGGAGGCTACCGCCTAAGTCATCTACAGCACTTGCTCCGCCGTTCTGGTTTATATTACCTATGCCTGTCAATCCAATCAAATCTAAACCGCTTGGCAATTTTACTTTGCCTGCAAGATTTTGAACAGCACTATTGATTGCTGACTGTGCTTGACTTTGTACTCCTGATAGTGTACCGTTTATATCAATATTTGCCGCTTGTTGAAGATTAGGAATTTTGGACTGTATCTCGCTTACAGCATTATCTATGCTAAATCCACCTGCCTTTGCTCTGTTTAACAGATTCTGTGGTTTAAAATTTCCAATTGGCATTTACAATCCCAATACTCTAAATAAAGACTCACCTTGCGGAATAAAAATTTCTACTCCTGGTTCCATGTCATAAACAGGATCTTTGATAATATCCATGTTACGTTGTGCAAAAACCCAATACAAATTTTTATCACCGTAAAGATCATATGCAAGTAAATCAGGACGGTATGCATATTGCGGTTCGATTGCATATCTAAAATCATCTGAATTTTCAGGCACAGGCCTAATAGATAATATATCTAAATACTGGTTATTCTTTAAATTTGTTTTTGCATAAGCACTGCTACTTCCATATGTTGCCATTAGATAAATCCTCCATCTGCACCTTTCCCTAGTGATGCACCTCCTACAAAACTTGCTAGACTAAATTGTTCTACAGCTTTTCTTGAGTATATAGGTTGCAGTGTTACTTGTATGTTGCTCTGTACAGGCACCCAAGCATTAATAGGAGAAGGAACTTGAATATAATCTACTTCTGATCCTAATTCAACACTAAACTGTGTAATTACACAAGGCACATTGTTAAACATAAAATCACCATAACCTTTTACCTTGACTACAGGAGGCGGAGATCCTTGTTGATCTGTTGCTCCATATGCCATTTTTGTTGCACTACGTAAAAAATGCACTGCCGCTACCCAATATGCACCTTCTCTTGCATTTTCAATAAAAAAATCTCCAACAATACTAAACTGTTCAACTCTACTATTTTGATATGCCATAAAGGGATAATTAGTATGTATAGGTTGTATTGCATTATAACTAGCACTGTGGCTAATTAGTATCTGAGGAGTATAAGGAAAAATTAATCCGTTTGTTTCGTATAGGGGTTGTAAATATGGTGAAGCTTCGAAGTTGTTACCTGATGGTAAACTGATTCTTACTCGCCAATCATATTCGTCACCTACAAAACCTACATCTGTAAATGGAGCAAATCTTTGTATTGGCATGCCAAATCCTGGTAGGCCTCTACTACGTAATGCTTTTCCAAATAGACTGCCTGCGGCTTTAAGCGGATTTGATTTGAAATCATTAAAAGTTTTTGATAAATTTTGTTTAATATTGTTAGGACCAACAAGACTTTCAACACTACCTTGAATGTTTCTAGCTTGTGATTTTAAATTTGAGGCAACGGCCGGAAAATTTATTGGCATATTTCTTACTCCTATGTAAGTATTTAGTTGACTTTTTAATGTGCGTATATTATAATATAACTATAAATTGGAGAAATCATGCGAAGGACTAATTACCTAAACAACAGGGATATACTAGCAGAAATACATAAATCAAAAAGCACATTTTGTAGTTTTGTCGGAGATGAAGATCATCGATTTGATATTATACTTCCTAGTATTGAAAAAATAAACATAAGAACCATAGCAGAAGCAAAAAGAAACAAAGCAAAAAGATTAGCATTACACGCTTATGAATCAGCAAAATTAGCAGGCAAAAAAGTAAAACAAGCAGAATTTGAAATAGACTACAGAAAAATTGACAAAACAGATTTAGTATTTAGAATAATGACGTTCGATCATATACCAGAAGAACCTGGTAGAAAGAAAAATCCTAAAACAATAGCAGATACTAAAGTCAAACTAAACTTTCCTCCATTTCAACACTATAGATTCAATGACCAAGATCAACTGATTTGTGTAGGGAAATCACACTGGCAAGGTGGTATGGAAAACGGTTGTTTTGATCTAACACACGGAAAAGCAACTAACAAACTTGCTATGATGTGGATGAAGCTGTGTGATCGATATGCAACAAGAGGCAATGTTCGTGGTTACACATATAATGACGAAATGCGTGGACAAGCTATCTTGCAACTTGCACAAATAGGATTACAATTTGATGAAAGTAAATCTAATAATCCATTTGCATATTATACTGCCGCTGTAACAAATAGTTTTGTTAGAGTAATAAATTTAGAAAAACGTAATCAAAATATTCGAGACGACATCCTTGAAATGAACGATATGAATCCAAGTTACACTAGACAGCATGCAGGCGAATGGGAAGCGGCTGTAAAAAGAGAAAAAGAGATGTCAAAAAAGTAGTTGACTTTATACACAAAGTATTGTATTATAAAGAAAAATACGAGAGGACTCTAAATTGTTTAATAAAGCGGCTGTCTTTACCGACATTCATTTTGGTTTAAAAGGCAACTCTAAAGTACATAATGAAGATTGTGAACGTTTTATTGATTGGTATATAGAACAAGCACAAAAAAATAACTGCGAAACTGGTATATTTTGTGGTGATTGGCACCACAATAGAAACAGTCTTAATTTAACTACAATGGATGTTACTATCCGCTGTATGGAAAAACTAGGAGAAGTATTTGAAAATTTTTACTTCTTCGACGGTAACCACGATTTATACTACAAAGATAGGCGTGATGTAAACTCTACTGCATTTAGCAAATATATTCCTGGAATAACATTTATAGATAAAATTACAACTATAGAAGATGTTACACTTGTACCGTGGCTAGTGGGTGAGGAATGGAAAAAAATTCCTAAAATTAAAAGCAAGTATATGTTTGGTCATTTTGAACTGCCTAGTTTCTATATGAATGCAATGGTTCAGATGCCTGACACTGGAGAACTTCAAGCAAAACATTTTGAACATCAAGAATATGTATTTTCAGGACATTTTCATAAAAGACAAAAACAAGGAAAAATACATTACATTGGTAATGCACTTCCGCACAACTATGCAGATGCTTGGGACGATAATAGAGGCATGATGATTCTTGACAGAAAAAACAATGCTGAACCAGAATATTTAAATTGGGCAGACTGTCCAAAGTATAGAACAACAACACTAAGTAAACTTCTTGATCCGGATTCAAATATTATTAAACCTAATATGTATTTGCGTGTAACACTTGACTTGCCTATCTCTTATGAAGAAGCACAATTTATAAAAGAAACATATATTAACAATCACAAGTGTAGAGAAATTACACTTATTCCGCAAAAACAAATTGAAGAAATATCAACAGAACTTGACATAAGCAAATTTGAATCAGTTGATGAAATTGTAAGTAAAGAAATATCTGCTATTGACAGCGATAATTTTAACAAGAAAATGCTATTGGACATCTATAACGAACTATGATAAAAGTAAAAGATTTAACAGTAAAAAACTTTATGAGTGTTGGTAATCAAACGCAGGCTGTTGATTTCAACAAAGAGCAACTAACACTCGTGCTTGGTGAAAATCTCGATCAAGGAGGTGACGATTCTGGCTCACGAAACGGTACAGGCAAAACAACAATTATCAACGCATTGTCATACGCACTATACGGCCAAGCACTGACCAACATCAAACGAAATAATCTTATCAATAAGACTAATTCAAAAGGCATGTTGGTCACCCTACACTTCGAAAAAGACAATCAAGATTTTCGAATAGAACGTGGACGTTCTCCCAATGTGTTAAGATTTTATATAGACAATCAAGAACAAGAATTACTTGACGAATCACAAGGTGACAGCCGTAGAACACAAGAATATATAAATGACTTATTGGGTATGAGTCATGACATGTTCAAACATATTGTTGCACTAAACACTTACACAGAACCTTTCTTAAGCATGAGACAAAATGATCAACGTGCTATCATTGAACAGCTATTAGGTATTACTATACTATCGGAAAAAGCTGAAAGTCTCAAAGATCAAATAAGACAAACAAAAGATGCAACAACACAAGAAAGACTTAAAATAGAAGCAATACAGACTGCTAATAGTAAGATTGAAACAACTATTAACAGCCTTAAAAATAATCAACGTGCATGGCAAGCTAAAAAAGTAAAAGATTTAGAAAAACTACAAATTAGTATAGACGAATTAGTGCGTGTTGATATAGAAAAAGAATTAGAAGCACATGAAAAATTACAAAATTGGACTGAACTAAACAATGCAATTACGGCTCTTAACAAAGAAAAAGGCACATTAGAGAGTGCATTACTACGTGCCACAAAGTCTGTAGATAAGGTCGAAAAAGACATCGCAAATTTACAAGATGCTGTGTGTTATGCATGTGGGCAAGAACTACAAGAAGATAAAAAACAAGAAATTGTGTCAAATAAAAATAAAGAATTAAACGATGCAATGGCATATCAAACAGAAGTTGCTGGTAAGTTAGATGAAATTATAAGAGGGCTGAATGATATTGGAGATATTAACGGCAAACCAGAAACATTCTATGAAACAATAAGAGAAGCATATGACCATAGAAATAATCTTGAAAGTTTGCGTACAAATTTAAACAACAAAGAACAAGAAAATGATCCATATCAATCACAGATAGATGAGTTGGCAACAACCGCCATGCAAGAAATAGATTGGACACCTGTAAATGATTTGACAAATTATAAAGATCATCAAGAATTTTTATTGAAACTTCTTACTAACAAAGATAGTTTTATACGTAAAAAAATTATTGATCAAAATCTTACATATCTTAACAATAGGTTAACATATTACTTAGATAAACTAGGACTACCACATCAGGTTATTTTTCAAAATGATTTAAATGTTGAAATTACACAACTAGGACAAGATCTTGATTTTGATAATTTAAGTAGAGGTGAACGCAACAGATTGATACTTGGTATGAGTTTTGCTTTTAGAGATGTTTGGGAAAGTTTATATCAAAATGTAAACTTATTGTTTATCGACGAGTTGATAGATTCAGGAATGGATACAGCTGGTGTAGAAAGTTCTCTAGCTGTAATCAAAAAAATGGGCAGAGAGAGGGATAAAAATGTTTTCCTTATTTCACATAAGGACGAACTAATAGGGAGAGTCAACCATTTGATGAAAGTTGTAAAAGAAAACGGCTTTACATCATATGAGAATGACATAGAGATAGTAGAATGAGTATAGAAGACGATATACACGATAAGTTGACACAGGCTTATATGCAGTATTTCAAGGCTAACGAAAAATTTGAAAGCCGTAATTCTGTACGCACACACAGAGAAGCAAGGAGATGGTTACGTGAAATCAGAACTCTTGCAAAGTTGCGTATGGATGAAATACACATCAAGCACAACACAAGTCGTGTAACCAAAAAAGAAGGCGAAGAAGGCTAAGCATCGGTATATAAGTTCATGCAGTGGACTTATAACGGTAAAGTGATAAACTCTATATCTGAAGAGTATGAAGGGTTTGTGTATCTTATTACCAATACCACTACCGGGCAAAAATATGTAGGCAAAAAACTAGCAAAGTTTAAAACTACCAAGCCACCATTAAAAGGCAAAAAAAATAAAAGACGAGGCTACAAAGAAAGTGATTGGAGAGACTATTGGGGATCTTCAGATAGATTACAAGAGGATGTAGACAAGTTAGGCCCAAAAAAATTCACAAGAGAAATACTTTATTTTTGCAAAAGCAGAGCAGAAATGAGTTACATAGAGGCTAGAGAACAATTTGACCGCCGTGTGTTAGAGACGGATGATTATTACAACGGAATTATTAATGTGAGAGTTGGCGGATCAGATAAGTTGCGTAAGGCACTACTAGAAAACAAATAGGCAAATCAGGACACTGTTGATCGTATGATCCGCTTTGAGACTGCGTACCTCGCCGTCAGATACTAGCGAGTCCAACAGGCTGTATGCTACGAAAACCCTAAGCACTAGGAACGAAGCTAGGGATAGCACTGCAAAGTGTGATGTCGACGTAGGTTGGGAAAGGTCAGAGCCCAGTAGCATAGTCAAACACCTACTTCCGATCTCGGCTGTGCAAACTCACATGAAGCTTGAGGTAGATGGAACCGCAGTTAGGTTCCGTCTGACTGAACAATCTACATGAAACGTAAGTGCTTCGCACTTATTATAAACGAAGTTTATAGTTTGAGCGTAAGCGAAAACTAATTGCTACGAAGTAGCAATTGATAAATATATAGATAGTAAGGAACATCAAATGTTTGTAAGTGAAATATTATCTGAAAATGAAGGAAAATTTACGGTTCAACAGTTTGGAATCGGAAAAGACAAAGTATTCAATATTATCAATCCAGATGGAAACACTGTAGGCAGTGAAAAGCAATTTAGTCGTGCAAAAGCTACAGCAGACAAACTTACAAAACAATTTAAAAAAGCCAACGCAGTCAAGCAAGCTCCTACTACAAAGCCAGTAGATGATCTAAAAGCAAAAGCCAACAAAGCCACTGATATTGACAGACGCAAAGGTAAAGATGCCGCACAAGATTATCTAGATAAAAAGAAGCCGAAAAAGCGTCGTGGTATAAAAGAATTAGGTAAAAAATTTTATAAGTATATAGGACCGCAAGCTAGAGGACTTGGTACTGTTTTTCAACTTTACATGGGATACGAAGACATAGGAAATATGATTCGTAGATTTAATGACGTATATATTGAAGCAGGCTGTAATGGTAGCGATCCTAAAGTTAATGCTTATCAATATGCTGTGGCAGAGGAAGTTACCAGTGTTTTTATTTCATCAGCGGCATCGTTTGCTGCCGGCGGGGCCGCGGCAACTCAGCTTAAAAGGATAAAAAATCTTAAGTCAGTTATACAATTAATGGCCAATTATACCCTTTTAGCACCAGCTGTTGGTTGGATAGCTAGAATAATTTCTTTTATAGGAATAGAAGCAGCGTTCTATGCACTAGGAAAAGTGCTAGGTAGCAGTGCAGTAGCAGAAGGACTTGCTAATATGTTCAGGAGCAAATATTTAAGTAAACAGCAGATGGTAGACTATGGACGCTTTTTAGAACCTGATTTATATAAATTATGTGATGCTAACAAGACTGAAAACTTTGATAACTCATCAGAAGAAGAATTATTTGTAGAAACAGTTAGCAAAACTGCTGTCAAAAAAGATGTAATGAAAATTATCAAAGATGATCCTAAATTAATGAAAATGATTAAAAAAGTAAAAAAAGAAACTAAAGCAAAGGCAACTTAGTTTCTTTTACAACTTCTATATTATCTTTTACAATACGATTTATAATGTCTCTGTCTTCTTTACTAATTCTAAACATCAAATCTTCGTAAGTAAAACTACCACGCATATACCAACCTAGTCTATACACATCGTCTTTGATTTGTTTGATTTCGTTTTCGTATTTTCTAGCTAGTTCTAAGAGACCAGATTCCTCGAGCGGAGCGATCGTGCTCCGAAAAAATTTGAGTAGTCCATGTCTAGCTGTGTTTTATATCTATGTTTGCATTCTTCATTGGAGCATGTCACGTCAAAGGTTGGTAGTTTCCAAGATTCCGTCATATTCATAATTGTTTCTTTTATTTTGTTGTAGAATTCTACATCATTTTGACTTACCCATTCTTTAATCACTTCTGGATCAGCTTCTTTATCTTCGCCGTCTACAATTTCGCTAATATGAGACAGAGCTACCTGTATGTTTAGATTAGCTGATGCATGAAGCAAATCATTTAGTTTTACATCACGTTCGCTGTCTGTTAAAGGCAGTTGATCTACAGATGCAATTTGTTTTTGTAGAGTGTAACTTTGTATAGAAAAATCTGTGGTTTTTCTATACGTGATAGGTATCAAATGAAATTCTAAATCTCTTATTTCAAATGATTGTTTGATTTCGAACTCATTAACTAATTTTAATAAATTTTGCAGATTTATGTCAGCTTCATTTTCTGAGTCGCACTTTGTACATTTTGTACTAATGGGAATAGTTTCTCCATATGTTGCTATTCTAATAGATAACAGTACGTAGTCTATGTCATATCCTACTAACCCCCATGGATCTTTTATATCTGGTATACAACTTTTAATAACTTGAGCTGTAGCTTCGCCTGAAAACAGTGCATCAGGAGTTCGTAGCAACATTTCGTCCATTGCTGTCATGCCAAAAACGGGTAAGGATTCGGCTTTTTCGCATACAGAAGCATCATAAAATTTTCCTTGTGTAGGTAAATCAATAAACAATTTAGGTTGTCTTTTGTGTTTTTCGAGAAAACTGCTCACTTTATAACTCCGATAAATACTTTATAAAGTATTTACTTATATAAGTAATATAGGAGTATTATAAGTGGCTGAAGTAACAGGTGCTCAAATTGATGCACTGACAAAAGCATTAGAAAAACTTGAAGGTAAACTTGCATCTGGTGGTAGTAGTACTTCTACGCTCGGACTGGCCAACAAGAATGATGGCGGAGTTACAAAAAACCTTAAAGATTTAGCTGGTGGTGTGGCTACTGGAACGGCCAAAATACGTGACTTTGGTAAGGCTATACCTCTTGGTATGTTAGGTACGTTTGGTAATACACTTACAAATGCAGGACTTGCTATAATAGACTATGTAGTAGGCACTAAACAAGAATTTGAAGGTTTAGCCAAAGTTGGTGCTGGTTTGACTGGCGATTTAGGAGAATTACAAATGACAGCGGCTGAAACCCGCATGTCTTTGCCTCAATTTGCAAAAATGGTTAAAAACAACAGTACATTGCTGTCACAATTTGGCGGCGGCATGACAGACAGCGTTAAAAAATTTGGTGCTCTAAGTGATGCAATGTTCAAAGGAGAACAAGCACCTATAAACACGTTTATGCGTTTGGGCATGACCATTGAAGAATCTAATGAATTTATGTTACAGGCACTAGCTGTTAATCAGCGTTCTGCAAGATTTAGGCAGATGGAAGAAATAGACCAGCTAAGAGCTGCCGAAGAGTATGCAAAAAATTTAAATATCATATCAAAACTAACAGGTAAAAATGCTAAAGAAATTCAAAAAGAAGCAGATGCTAGAATGAATGAAGGCGACATAAATGCCACATTGCGTTTACGCGAAAGAGAAGGTGCAAAAGGTTCTACTGAAGCATTCCAAGCTATTCAAGGAGACTTAGCTCTATTACCGGCAGCGACACAAAAACTTCTAAAACAAACATTTAATTTAGGCGGCCCTATAGATGAACAAACAAGCTATTATGCATCATTGAATCCAAAAACTGCGGCTTTAGTTAAACAGATGGATCAGATTAATGCAGATACTTCTTTGTCTGCTAAGGAACGGAAGAAGAGATCAGTAGAGCTTATGAAAGAAATAACTGCTGCGGCCGCAATGGAAGCTGATTCCACACAAAACTTAAGGATTGCAAGAACAGCCGCTGTGACAGATGCTGGTGCTATTGCGGCATCATCTATACAGGAAATGGACAAATTAATTAATGCAATAGGACAGCATGCAGATGATCTTGGTATAAAACTAGGTGAAACTGGCGGATATTTTAAAGTATTTAACAGTTTAATGACAGACCTACAAACAGAACAAAACAAGCAATTATCTGATTCAGAGTCCTCAACAGCGGCTATGAGAGCAGTCACAGAATCACAACAAGCTATAGCGAATGCAAGTAGTGCAGTCAGAGGTGCTATGGGTCAACAATTACAAGATAATAAAACAATCACCGAAGCACTAGACACAGTAGCCGATACATTGGATAAAGCAAAATTAGCAACAAAGTTTGAAAATCTCAGTGAAGCCTTAGGAAAAATCAACACACGTATAAACCAAATAGCAGAAGCTGAAACTGTAGGGCTTCCTCCTACTGCTACAGAGGAAGAAATAACACAAAAACAAAACGAGCTGGCTAACCAATATCAAGGAGAAGTAGATAAAGGTGATAACTTCTTTGAAAGAGTAGCCAAAGGCATAATGAATTACTTTAAAGATGATGATGAGCCAGATGGTAGAAAGACAGGTGGTGGTATGACCGCTGGAGGACTATACAATTACAACGAAGCCCAACAGCCCCTCAGCGGAGAAATAATCAAAGCTACAGGTAGCGAAACAATGCTCAGTGCGGAACAGTCAAACAATTTGATCACACAGGCAGTTAGTCAAAGTAGTAAAGATTTTGGCAAGCTAAACGAAACTATGACTGCCGTAAGTGACAAGCTAGATGTAATGATAGCGATAAATACTACACAAAACAGAAATCAAAAGCAAACGATTGACGCAATCCATGCTAAAGGAAACATGCTAAGAGGTATAGGCGCATGAGTTGGAAAAAATATTTTACACCATTAGACGCAACAAACAATCCAGACGGTGGCTATAGTGCTATGGGAGGCCCTTCTAGTGCTTCAGGAGTAGGACCTGCTCGTTCCAATTATTCAAGTTTTTTGCCAGATGTCTATGTTGGATCGCCAAATAGAGTTGAACGCTATGGTCAATACAACACAATGGACATGGATTCAGAAGTCAATGCCGCACTAGACATACTTGCAGAGTTTTGCACACAGCAAAGCAAGGAAAATGGCACCAACTTCACATTCAATTTCCACAAAAATGCAACTAATTCTGAAGTTCAAATATTAGGTCAATATTTAAAACAGTGGTGTAAGATGAATCAATTTGAAACACGCATGTTTCGAATTTTCAGAAATGTTTTTAAAATGGGTGATGCGTTTTTTATGCGTGATCCTGAAACAAAAAAACTTTTTCATGTAGATCCTGCTAAAGTTACAAAAATTATTGTAAACGAATCAGAAGGCAAAAAACCAGAACAGTATATTGTTAAAGATATTAATTTTAACTTTAGAGATCTGGTAGCAACTAAACCATATACTACCAATGGAGATGCAACTTCACCTGGAGGATCTCAATATAATATAGGTGGAGCTAGAGGACAAGTTGGTCATACTAACATAACAAACAGTTCTAGATTCAATAAAGAACAAGGCGAGATTGCTGTGGATGCAGATAACATGATGCATCTCAGTCTGTCTGAAGGACTAGACAACAATGCACCTTTTGGAAACAGTTTGTTAGAAAGTATTTTTAAAGTTTACAAACAAAAAGAACTACTAGAAGATGCAATAATTATTTACAGGGTGCAGAGAGCACCAGAACGCAGAGTATTCTATGTTGATGTGGGTAACATGCCGTCACACTTAGCTATGCAGTTTGTTGAGCGTGTAAAGACAGAAATACATCAAAGACGTATTCCATCGTCAACAGGCGGAGGCACAAATGTCATAGACAGTTCTTATAATCCGCTGTCAATCAACGAAGATTACTTTTTTCCACAAACAGCAGAAGGACGTGGATCTAAGGTTGAAACACTTCCTGGAGGAACTAACCTAGGAGAAATAGATGACCTTAGATATTTTACTAATAAGCTCGTACGCGGTTTACGAATACCTTCCAGCTATCTCCCTACAGGCGCTGATGAAGGAACTAACGCTTTCCAGGATGGAAGAGTTGGAACTGCATTTATACAAGAACTAAGATTTAATACTTACTGTGAAAGATTACAAAATCTTATAGTAGAAGATTTCAATCAAGAATTCAAAAGATATTTGTTAGAAAAGGGTGTCAACATTGATACATCAATGTTTGATCTTAAATTTTTACCACCTCAAAATTTTGCCGCTTATAGACAATCAGAAGTTGACAATGCAAGAGTACCGACATATCAACAAATGGCACAAATTCCGCATATTTCTAATAGATATGCAATGAAACGCTTTTTAGGCATGAGTATGGAAGAGATTGCAGAAAATGAACGCATGTGGAAAGAAGAAAACGCTGAAAATATCACACCACTACCTGGTGATGCCGCCGCAGAAATGAGAAGTGTAGGTATTAACAGTGCAGGTATTAGTGCAGATATAGCAGGTGCAGAAGATATTGCTACAGAAGGAGAACAACCTGAAGTGGGTGCAGATGATGCAGGACCTGAAACTGCAACAGGAGATACACCAGCCGCAGGAGCTACACCTCCGGCAACTGATCAAACGATATAAATAACAGTATGATACTAAGAGAATTATTTTATTATGATAAAGAAACACTAGAACCTGTAGAAGACAACAGGTATGAACCTCTTAGTGACGACAGTATCCTAGATATAGATGATACAAGAAAAACAAGACTTACTTTAAACCAAATCAACCGAGCAAGGAAAGCAAGCGAGCTACATATTAAAGAAAAGCAAGAAGAACTTGACTTTATTAGACAAATGTATGGAATAGCCGCACAACAAGCCGCAGCCGGGGTGTAAATTTTGGTAAAAATTGATAAGCACCAATACACAAAAGAAGAATGGCATCGTATTCGAGACGAAAGACGTCGAGAAAAAGCAATTAAACGCGGCTTAAAGCCACCTCCAGTAAAAAACGACCCACATGCAAACACTAAAAGAAGCAAACATCAAGCATTTGTGTTAGGTAATGGCACAAGTAGAGCAGATATTATACCAGATGAACTCATAGTTCATGGAAAAATATATGGTTGTAATGCTTTATATAGAACTTTTGTTCCTGACTATTTGGTAGCTGTTGATGTAAAAATGGTTTTAGAAATAAACAAAGCTAAATTTCAGCACAAACATACAGTATGGACAAATCCTAACAAAGCATTTCAGTCTATGAAAGGACTTAATTTTTTTCAACCTAGCAAAGGATGGTCAAGCGGACCTACAGCCTTATGGTTTGCTAGTCAACATGGTTACGAAAAGATATACATATTAGGATTTGACTATAAAGGTTTAAATGACGGAAGTAAATTTAACAACATATATGCTGATACACCAAACTATAAAAAAAGTTTAGATGGAGCAACATTTTACGGTAATTGGCTTAGGCAGACTAAGCAAGTTATAAAAGAAAATCCAAATATTCAATATATTCGTGTAAAACTAGCTGATAATTTTGAGCCAGAAGAACTAAATATTTTTCTAAATTACAAAACGATCACTGTAGATCAGTTCAAAACACAGCTAAATCTTAGTTAAAAACGGCTGGTGTAACAAAAACGGCCCGTTTTTGGCGTATTTCTACGCACTTTTTCTCCTCTTTACTAAATACTATTGACAGCCTAGCCATAGGTACATTTACAAACATATACAGGAGAATAAAATGGCAGATCGTAACAAATTTGAAGAAATGCTTGAGCGCCTAGTCAATGAAGACAAAGCTGGTGCCGAAGAGCTATTCCACGAAATTGTGGTTGAAAAATCACGTGATATTTATGAAGGACTACTAGAATCAGATCTAGAGGACGAAATTGATGAAACAACAGACGAAGAAGTAGATGAGACAAAAGATGAAGAAGTCGATGAAGCTACTGATGAAGAAGTCGATGAAGCTAAGGATGAAGAAGTAGACGAAGCTAACGACGAAGAAGTTGATGAAGCTAAAGACGAAGAGACAAACGAAGAGTTTGATCTTGATGAGTTTGAAGTTGCTGAAGAAGATCCAACAGATGACATGATGAAAGACATGGAAGGCGGCGATGACGCTGACATGGATATGGACATGGACATGGATGACGAAGGCGATAGCGATGAAGATATTGAAGATCGTGTAGTTGATCTTGAAGATGCCCTTGATGATCTAAAGGCTGAGTTTGAAAAAATGATGTCAGATGATGATGATGAAGGCGGCGATGATGACATGGAAATGGATGACGAAGGTGAAGATGACGCAGAAGAAGAGTCATTAGAACTAGAAGCTACAGATGAAGAAGTTGACGAAACAAAAGATGAAGAAGTTGATGAAGCATCAGATGAAGAAGTAGAAGAGTCACCTAAGTCAGACGCTGAACAAATGCGTGAGTATGTTGAAAAAGTTAACGTATCACACAGCGACACAGCAGACAATAAAAAGTCTCCAGTAGCTGGTAAAAATGATATGGGCGGATCAGCATCTAACATTGCTTCAGGAAGTTCAGAAGAGAAAGGTCGTCCTGCACCAACTTCAAAAGAAGATTCCGCTGGAAATAGAAATACTCCAGGCGGTATGAGTGCCAAAAAAGGCATGAAAAACGAACCTGGCCATGGCGCTGAAAAGAAGTCAAAGCCAGAGACAGCTGACAATAAAAAGCCAATTATTGGCGGCTAATAAAATAGTAAGGACTTAATGTATGGTAAACTTACGAGAGAACTTGTCATTCGACCAAGCTAATATTGTGCTTGAGAACGCCAATGAAGGAAAAGACTTGTATATGAAGGGTATTTGTATACAAGGCGGAGTACGCAACGCTAATCAGCGTGTGTATCCTGTGAATGAAATTGGTAGGGCTGTCAAAACTCTCAATGAACAAATTTCGGGAGGATATTCAGTTCTCGGAGAAGTTGATCATCCAGAAGGTTTAAACATTAACCTAGATCGTGTGTGTCATATGGTCACAGAAATGTGGATGGATGGCCCAAACGGTTATGGTAAACTAAAAATTTTGCCAACCCCTATGGGACAATTAGTGAGAACAATGCTTGAATCGGATTGTAAGCTAGGTGTTTCCAGTAGGGGATCTGGTAACGTCGTTGAAGGTAGCGGCGAAGTTTCAGATTTTGAAATAATCACCGTGGACGTTGTGGCACAGCCAAGCGCCCCAGGTGCTTACCCTACACCTATCTACGAGCATTTAATGAATGCTCGCGGTGGCTACAAGGCATATGAATTAGCTCAGGCAACAAAAGAAGACACCAAGGCACAAAGATATCTAAAAGAATCGTTGGTTAATATAATCAACCGACTCCAATAGTAAGGAGATAATAAATGTTGGATGCACTAAAAACATTATTCGAAAATGACGTTGTTTCAGAAGAAGTTCGCCGTGACATCGAAGAAGCATGGAATGCAAAAGTTAAGGAAAACCGCTTAGAAGCTACCGCAGAGCTACGTGAAGAATTTGCTAAAAAGTATGAACATGACAAAGCAACAATGGTTGAAGCCATTGATGCTATGATTACAGAAAAATTAGCAGAAGAAATTGCAGAGTTTCAGGATGATCGCAAGCAGTTGGCCGAAGCCAAAGCAAAATATGCTGTCAAAATGCGTGAAAATTCAGATCTATTGAAGAAGTTTGTTGTAGAATCACTTGCAAAAGAGATTAACGAACTACACACAGATCAGAAGCAGATGGCAAGCAAATTTACAATGCTTGAAGAATTCGTTGTTGAAGCACTAGCTAAAGAAATAGCAGAATTTAACGAAGATAAAAAAGATGTAGCAGAAACAAAAGTACGTTTAGTACGTGAAGCTAAATCACAATTTGCTAAAGTTAAGAAAAACTTTATCGAAAAGAGTGCTGCAAAAGTATCAACAATCGTAGAAAATACACTCAAAGGTGAAATGTCACAATTGAAGGATGATATTGAAACAGCACGTAGAAATGATTTTGGACGCAAGCTATTCGAAGCATTTGCAAACGAATATGCAAACAGCTATCTCAATGAAAAGTCAGAAGTTGCTAAACTTATGAAGGTTGTTAAGTTGAAAGACAAGCAATTAGAAGAAGCAAAGTCAGCAGTTGACGAAAAACAGACACTTGCTGAAAGCAAAGATGCTGAAATCAAGAAGATGGTTGCAGAATCAGAAAGAAAAGAAACAATTAACTCACTAATTGAGCCTTTGAACAAGACTCAGCGTGAGATAATGACAGATTTACTGGAATCAGTTCAGACGAAGAAATTAAGTTCTGCGTTTGACAAGTATCTACCGGCAGTAATTGACGGAAAGAGTCCAGCCAAAAAGGCAGTAATAACAGAAGGCACAGAAGTAACAGGCAACAGAACAGAAACTAACGTTAGTAGTAAGGCAAATGATGAAAAAGTCGTTGACATTCGTCGTTTAGCTGGATTGTAATAAGGAGAAAGAAATGTCAGAACTACTAGAAAGTCGCTGGCAAGAGACCAAAGGCGCACTTCTTGAAGGCCTTAACGGCAACAAGAAAGCTGTAATGGCAAGTACACTAGAAAATACACGCAAGTATCTTTCTGAGGCTGCTACAACAGGTGCAACCGCTGCTGGTAACATAGCGACACTAAATCGTGTGATCCTTCCAGTGATCAGACGTGTGATGCCAACGGTTATCGCAAACGAAATCGTAGGTGTCCAGCCTATGACTGGTCCAGTAGGCCAGATTCATACACTAAGAGTACGTTATGCTGAAACAACAAACGATGCTTCAGCAGCAAACGTAGATACAACAGCTGGTGAAGAAGCACTATCACCATTCAAGGTTGCAGAAGCATATTCAGGTTCGCTATCAACAGCGAAAGCTGATGCTACTCCAGGTCTTGAAGGTTCCGGTGGTAGAAAGCTATCAATCCAGATCCTAAAGCAAACTGTAGAAGCTCGTTCACGTAAGCTACAAGCAAGATGGACATTTGAAGCTGCTCAGGATGCTCAATCACAGCATGGTATTGATGTTGAAGCAGAAATTATGGCTGCTCTAGCACAAGAAATTACCGCTGAGATCGATCAGGAAATCCTACGTTCTCTACGTACACTAGCTGGTTCAGCCAGTGAAACATACAACCAAGCAGCAGTATCAGGTACAGCTACATATGTAGGTGACGAGCATGCGGCTCTTGCTGTATTAATCAACAGACAAGCAAACAAAATTGCTCAGCGTACACGTCGTGGTGCTGGTAACTTTGCTGTTGTTAGCCCATTTGCACTAACAGTGCTACAATCAGCTACAACATCAGCGTTTGCACGTACAACTGAAGGTGCTTTTGAAGCTCCAACTAACACAAAAATGGTTGGTACGCTTAACAATGCAATGCGTATCTACGTAGATACATATGCAGCCGACGATACAGATGTACTTGTTGGTTACAAAGGTTCAAGCGAATCAGACGCAGCCGCGTTCTACTGCCCATACATTCCGCTAATGAGCAGTGGCGTTGTACTAGATCCATCAACATTCGAGCCAGTTGTGAGTTTCATGACACGTTACGGATATGTGGAACTAAACAACACAGCTTCGTCTCTAGGTAACGCAGCTGACTATGTTGAAAGAATTGCAGTAAGCAACGTAACTTTCAGCTAAGTCTACACTTAAATTACAAAATAGGCCCTACGGGGCCTATTTTTTTGACTTTTTTTAAAAAAAAAGGTTGACATTAGTATTTTTATTTGTTATATTAAACACATAGTAAGGCGACGGCTTTATTAGAGTAGTGCAAGGAAACGTGTCTGACCAAGAGGCATAACTTGATTGCTTAGGCGTGGTAGCCAGGTTCAAAGTTTAGCGACTAAGAATCACATCGCCCTACCGGGCGGAAGTAAGTGCTAGGGGATTTGGAGAATGGTATCTCGGTCGACCTAGTTGGAGGTGAACCCAAAGTCCTCCCTACTCATTATTAACGGGCTCTATCATTCACTTGATAGAGCCTTTTTTCTTATTTGATAAATACATGTGTCAGATAGCGAGCCGCGAGGCGGACTTATGCTGTAACCCACAGCGTAGCGGATAGAACCCGCATCGGACTTCTAAATAGGAGAAAACAAATGGGAAGACCACTAAACAAAAGACTTTTTGGAGTAGCAGGCACAGGTCCTACAGCTTCAGGAAACGAAATCAAAGTTAACTTTCATAACGGTTCAGGTGTTAAAGAAGGTTATATTGTGAAGCAACTTGGATCAAAAAAATTCCGTGTTGAAGAAATTGAAACAGCAGGAACATTTGATTGCACTTTAGCAACAGGTAAATTACCTGCGGCTTTATCATCAGGTGAAATGTCAATTTCTGTTCAAGGTGCTGATTCAGAAACCTACGGCGTAAGCAAAATTGCTGGACGTAAGGTAACATTAGCACAACCAAGTTCTACTGGTTCAAACGCACTTGACGGACAATCACTTCAATATGCATTGACAGGAGCGGCCGCAACAGGTATCGTTAGGATGGAAGAAGCTGGTGATGATAACACATTATCAGGTACAGACGACGACGATTTCACAGATGACGCATAATAATTATTAGGGAGTTAACGCTCCCTAATTTTAGGGAAGAATATGGCAAGAATTGTTAAAGTTGATGGTGATTACAAAGTAAGCGTTACTCCGGGTAACACAATTACTTTAGATACTGGTCCAGTACTTGGTAAAACAATAGTGACTGGAGATTTAGAAGTAAAAGGTCAAACACAAACTATATCAGCTGTCAATACCACAATAGCTGACAATATTATCACTTTAAACAAAGGTGAAACTGGACCTGGAATCAGTGCTAGTAATAATTATCAAGCTGGTATCGAAATTGACAGAGGTAGTCTGTCAGATGCAAAATGGGTATTTG